ATCACCTTCACAGTATTATGTTTCTAGACAAACAACACCAGTAATTTATTTATATCAAACTCCAGATTTAAATAATTACACTTATATAAAATATTATGTAATTAAAAGAATTGAAGATTCAGGTAAGTATACAAACACCGCAGATGTAGCATATAGATTTTTACCATGCATGACTGCAGGTTTAGCTTATTATCTTGCCATGAAAATTAAACCAGAACTTGTACAACAAAATAAATTAATTTATGAAGATGAATTGAAAAGAGCACTTGAAGAAGATGGTCAAAGAGCTTCAACTTTTGTAACGCCTCAATCATTTTATCCGAGTGGAGTTTAATTATGGGAAAATTTGCAACAGGAAAACAATCATTAGCAATTTCTGATAGATCAGGAATGGCTTTTCCATATGAAGAAATGGTTAAAGAATGGACTGGTGCATTAGTTCATTATTCTGAGTTTGAACCAAAGCAACCACAAATACGTAGAAAAAGAGTAACCGCAGATGCAATTGCATTACAGAACCCAAGAGTTCAAAAATACCAACAACCGCAGGTCATGTCTTCATTAAATCCAACGTTTGCTCCTAACGATGCGTCTATTGTAGCTTCGGGTGGAATAACTGTTTGTATTGCAAATTTAGATTTACCTGGAGACTTTGCATTTAAAACACAAGAATTTAAGATTACAAGAGATGGAGTTACTGAAACACTTTATAGTATGATTCCAGAAAATCCTTCCTTACAAAATAGAAGAAGAGAACTTATTCCAACAATAGGAAAAGTAACAGTGAGTATTACATAATGGCAATAACACATTCAAATTTTTTAACAGAAGTAAGAAATTATACAGAGGTAACTTCTACAGTATTAACTGATGCAATAATAGAAGATTTTATTAGAAACGTTGAGTTAGACATAGCTGGTAAAGTTGATTATGATGACTTAAGAAAGTATTCAACTTCTAATTTTACTAAGGATAATAGATATGTATCTATGCCTGCAGATTGTATGATTATAAGATCTGTACAGCATATAGCATCTGGTGGTGATAGAACTTTCTTAGAAAAAAGAGATACTAGTTTTATATCTGAATATAACAACGAAGGAACAACAGGAACTCCTAAATATTGGGCTAATTGGGACGATTTCACTATACTATGTGCACCAATACCAAGTGCAGCAGACACTATACAAATTAATTATATAATTGACCCACCTCATTTTTCCTCATCTTTACAAACCTTCTTAGCAAAATATCAAGAATCCATGTTATTACATGGTGTCTTAGCTGAAGCTTTTAGGTTTTTAAAAGGACCCGACAATCTATACAATCTATATTCTACCAAGTATAATGAAGAGATACAAAATTTTGCCTTACAACAAATGGGCAGAAGAAGACGTGCGGAGTATGATGAAGGTGTTCCAAGAGTTAAAATACCATCACCGTCTCCAAACAATTAATTAATTATAAAGGAGGCCAATATGGCAATAACAACAAATGCAATTTGCGATTCGTTTAAGAAGCAATTGATGGGTGGAGAGCATGATTTCGATGCAGCTCCAAATGGTGATACATTTAAATTAGCAATGTACACTAACTCATCTAGTTTGGGTAAATCTACTGCAAACTACGCAACAGGAAACGAAGTAACTTCACCGTCAGGATATTCTGCAGGTGGAAAAGCTTTAGTAAACGCAGGATGTAAAGTTTCATCTTCAGTAGCAATTACTGATTTTGCTGACTTATCATTTCAAGGTGTAACATTGACTGCAAGAGGAGCATTAATTTACAATACAACTACTGATGGCGGAAGTAACACAACTGAAGCCGTAGCTGTTTTAGATTTTGGTGGTGATAAAACTGCAACTTCTGGAACTTTTACAATTCAGTTCCCTGCTTTCACAACTTCGGCGGCTATACTTAGAATAGCATAAGGAGTAGAATGTTTTTATGTCAAACACTTGGGGAGCACTTAAATGGTCGGATGGAAATTGGTCCGCACAAAATGATTTCACAGTAGAAGTCACTGGTTTAAGCGCATCCTCAAGTCTTGGCACACATTCAATAGAATTAAATACAATAGAACCTGTTACTGGCCAAGTAGCTACAATGTCAACAGGGCAAGCCTCTGTTGAACTTGTAAACAACGGGTGGGGCGCAAACACCTGGAGCTTTAGTGAATGGGGACAAGTAGGTAATATTGTAACTGGGCAACAAGCAACATTAACTGTTGCAAGTGTAACACCAGTAATCGATGTATCATTTTCTGTTTCAGGAATTAGTTCGACTACATCAATCGGATCAAATTCTGTTACAATCAATCAAACTTTAACACTAACAGGACAAACCTTAACATCAAGCATTGGAAATGCTGATCCAGCACCAGATGCTATGATTGTTGGACAATCGATGACCACTTCAATAGGAAGTGTAACAGCCGAAGGTATTATAGAAGTTGGTTGGGGCGGAGATAGTTGGGGTCAAAACCAATGGGGTGAATTGAATGCTCCTACTGTTCCTGTTACTGGAGCAAGCGCAACCATAACTGCGGGAACTGGAACGACCGTTGCAGCACAAGCAACAGCTTCGCCAAGCGGAATATCAATTACTCCTTCCATAGGAACAGCTTTAGGCGGAACATCGCATACACAAGCTGTAACAGGTGTTTCAATGACATCTCAAATAGGAACTGAAGTAATTAATATAGGAGTTCATACTACCGGTTCTACAGCTACCATGACTGCGGGTCAAAGTACAATCGATCCAACATATTTAATTGGTGAAGGTTGGGGTAGAGATGCTTATGGTAACTTAGGATGGGGAGTTAATTATTCAGCAATAAATTCTGGAGGTTTAGAATTAACTTCATCGATAGGTAGCGAAGCTGTAACTGCTGATGCAAATGTTACTGTATCTGGTTTAGGTATGACTTCTACGTTTGGAGTTTACTCAGTACAAGCAGATGCTGATATATCACTAACTGTAGCTGAACACACAATGACATCGTCATTAGGTTCAATTAATTTAATTCAAACTACAAATGAATCAGTAACTGGACAATCTTTAACATCCTCTATGGGTGATGGAGAAGCAGGTCTATTCCTTGTGGTTCCTGTAACAGGTTCACAAGCTACAATATCTCAAGGAACTACGTCACTTGAGCAAAGCACAGTAGAACCTGTAACTGGACAATCTTTAACATCGTCTGTTGGAACTGTTACTGAAATCCCTGCACAAATAGTGGGAGTTAGTGGTATATCCATGACTGCTTCAATAGGGGAGGAAGGAACCGCTTCTGATGCAAACGTCACCCTTACGGGCATATCATTGACAGTATCTACGGGAGAGGTTAATATTACAGCATGGTCTGAAATTGACATAGGAGTTCTTAATATTTGGCACGATGTTGATTTGGCAGCCTGATTAAGGTAAAATACAACTATTAAGGAGAATTAATTTTATGGCATCAACTTATTCAAGTGATATAAAACTAGAACTTATGGCGACTGGCGAAAACGCTGGTACATGGGGTGATAAAACAAATACAAATTTAAATCTTTTACAACAAGCAATTGCAGGATATGAAGCAGTAACACTTTCAAGTGGTGGAACTGTTGCTCTTGCTATGACAGATGGAACATTATCCAATGCTCGTAACCTGGTAATCAAATTTGCAACTGCTTCTATTGCAGCAAGCACAATATGTACTATACCAGACAGTATTGAAAAATTTTATATTTTTGATTGTAGTGGTTTAACTAACCCTACAAACTTAACAATTAAAACTGCATCAGGAACTGGATTTACTCCAGACGCAGCAAAAATTTATGCTGCATATTCTGATGGAACAAACCTTGTAGAAGTATCTCTTGATACTTTAGGTGGAGCTGTTGGACCTGCACAAATTGAAGACGATGCTGTAACTACAGATAAAATTTTAGATGACAATGTAACTTATGCAAAAATGCAAGACACATCTGCTGATAACAGAGTTTTAGGCGCTGCTACTGCTGGAACGATTGGAGAAGTTCAAATTGCTACAGATATGATCGCAGACGATGCCGTTGATGCAGACAAACTTGATAACACGACTGTATCTGCAGGATCTTACACTTCTGCATCAATTACAGTTGATGCTCAAGGAAGATTAACTGCTGCTTCATCTGGTTCTGCAGGTGGTGGCGGATTTGAACCATTAACTTTTGCAACAGGTAACGGAACTTATACATCAAGCTCAAACGCATCTTACGTTGCAGCCCTTCTATGGGGTGGCGGTGGCGGAGGAGCAGGAGGCTCACAATGTTGTGGTGGCGGAACTGGAGGAGGAGGAGGATTTGGTTTCTTCGGTGGCCCAATAACTCACCCTGTATCTTATGCATACACTCTTGGATCTGGAGGAAATAAAGGTAACGGAAACCCTAACCCAGGACATGGAAATGCGGGGAACGCAGGAAATGGATCTACACTAACAAACATTGGTACATCTAATGGAGGAACTGGTGCAGGATCCCATACTAATAACCAAGGTGGACCAGCAGGCAGTACAGGTTCAGCTCCAGGTGCTAAAATGGATATGTCAAACAACTTTAGAAGTTATTTGGTAGGATCTTCTTATGGTGCTGGTGGAACTGGTGGAACTTCAATGCCAGGCGGTAGTATGAGTGGTGGAAATGCTGGTCAAGGTGGCGCAATATTCATTCTAGAAAATACAGGAGCATAATATGGCAAAAGCACTTTTTTCAAAATTTTCATCTGGTGCAGATTCAAACTGCATTGGAATTGTATCTACTTCAGATTGGTTGGATCCAGCAGAAAGCTTAGTCGATACAGGAGTTACTGAGGTAATAGAAATTTCTGATGTTGATTTTAATAATTATAGAAATGGTACTTCATATATTAATCGTGAAGATGGTGGAACAATAGTATCTAATTCTGATGCAATCAATAACCAAACACAAGAAGATGCTAAAAAGTATATGGAAGACATGAAAGATTGGCATAAGACTGTTATGGCTACATGGATTGCAGATGGAAGAACATATAAAATTAGTGAAGCTACAACATGGAATTCTTTTTTAGAAAGTTGGGATACTTCAGCAATAACTTGGCCTTTAGATAAAACTTTTGAACAGTATTTAGAAAGTATTAGTCAAGACTACGTTAGTCCTTTACAGCTTTGTTTATAAGTTGTAAAAGACATGGATGTTTGAACAGAAGATAATTTTTTCAGCAGATCAAGAATTTATTAATCAAAATATAGCTCACCCACAACCTATTAAAGTTAATATACCTAAATGGTATAAAGAGCTTGACCATACAAAAGAAATACAAACTATTAAAGGTTGTATACCTGTTTTAGATTCATTGACTTCTGGGTATCTCATGCGGATGCCTCAAGATATGGCAATCCAACATAATGTAACTAATAAAGAAGGCAAGCAAGATTCTTTTGTAAAATGGGGGTACGAGCCTTTAGGGGCATGGACTGCAGCAAAAGGTTTAAACTTAAATTTTGATGCTTCTGATACACACAACCCAAGACAGGTTGGTAAGTGTCCTTACCTACAAAAAAATAAAGAATTACCTTTTTATAAAATTATGAATCCTTGGGTTATAACAACACCCCCAGGTTATTCATGTTTATTTGTACCTCCACTCAATAACCCTGACGATAGGTTTCATATTGTTGCTGGTATAGTTGATACTGATACATATACAACACACATAAATTTTCCTATGGTAATTAATGGTGATAAATACCCAACATTAGAAACAACCATAAAAGTAAATACACCCATTGCTCAAATAATACCCTTTAAGAGAGATAATTGGAAAATGGAAATAAAACCAAGTAAAGTTGATGGACGATGGAAAATGCTTAAGTTGACACAAAGATTAGTTCATAAATATAAAAATGCTTTTTGGGCTAAGAAATCATGGAAATAAAAGACTACATAAAAATTATTGATAATACTCTTAGACCCGAAACACTTGAAGTAATTATGAAATATGCAAAAGAGTTAAAATACGAAGAAGCAGAAATAGTAACTCAACAACAGGAAAAACCTTTTGTAGAAAATACTACCAGAAAAACTTTATTAAAACCTTTATATAATACTTCACAATCTTTAACTGAAGTTCATTGGGCACATGTTTTTAACAAAATATTTAAAGAAGCCATTACGGCATACTTAAATGCATTTAATATACCTAGTAATACAATAGCTAAACTTGAAGGAGTTCA